GACGAGGACGGGTGGATGCCCGACCCCGAAGACGAGGATGTGCGCCTGGTTCAGAGCGGAAGGCTCGCCGGGGTGGCCCTCACGGGTTTCCCGGCATTCGACGACGCCCGCGTAGCTAGCGTGGCGGCTATGAAACAAGGAGGAGGCGAAATGCCTCAGGACGACAAGAAGGACGATAAGCAGGAACTGGAGGCGGATGAACCCGCGGCCACGTTCGAGACGGCGATGAACCGGCTCGCGGCCAAGGTCACCGAATCCCAGCAAGCTCTCAACGCCGAGATGGCGCAGTCGGTCGGTGAGTCGATCTCGGAGGGTGTGAAGACGGCCCTCGAGAACATCGGCGACCCCCAGCGCGGCTCGGTGAAGGCAGCCAGGTACACCGTCACCCGTGAGGAGCCCGTCTACCGTTTCGACGGCACCGGTCCCTCGCTGGTCCGTGATGCCTGGTACGCGGCCACGGCCAAGGATGATGAGTCCATCGACCGTATCCGCAAGTACAAGAAGCAGACTGAGGAAGTGGCGAAGCTGGTTCAGGGCAACATGCTGAGCTTCGCGCCACAGACCACCACGACGGCTTCGCAGGTCATCCCACCGGGATACCGTCCCGAGCTCTACGTGCCGCAGCTTCAGCAGGAGCGGCCGATGGTCTCGGCGGCATCTCAGGGAACGATCCCGAACGCCACGCCGTTCACGGTGCCGACGTTCACGTCGGTTACCACCGGCTCGGCAGACCACGTTGAGGGTACGAACCCCTCTGACGGGTCGCTGTCGTTCGGTACGAAGACGGTCACCCCGCAGGCCATCTCTGGTCGGCTGGTGCTGTCCCGTGAGGTCATCGACGCCTCGAACCCCGCTATCGACCAGATCGCACTCCAGGCGATGCGGGAGTCTTACAACCGCCAGACTGAGGTCAAGGTCTACACGCTCCTGAACGGTTCGAGCGGTGCCGGTGGCACGATCACCGCCGGGTTCGTTCCCTCGGGCGCACAGGCCGTGACCACGGCAGGTGGTACTGATAACCAGACGCTGGTCAAGGCCATCCGTACGGCCCTTGCCACGTACTCGTTCAACCGGTTCGCCCAGCCCACGGTCGCACTGATGGGTTCTGGGGCTACGAACCGCCTGGCAGCCGCAGTGGACACGACCCAGCGTCCACTGTTCCCGTACCTCGGACAGTTCAACTCCGTGGGTGCGGGTAACTCGGTCAGCCAGGGCTGGAACGTGGACGGACTCGCGTTCATCCCGGCCTGGGCCAACACCGGAACGGCTGCTGGTGACTCTCAGATCATGATCCTCAACAGGTCCGACCTGTGGGTCTGGGAATCGCCGCTTCTCCAGTTCCGCTTCGAAGAGAAGCAGGGGCCGGCGAACATCGAGCTCAACATCTTCGGGTACTTCGCTACCCACCTGTTGCGCCCGGTTGGTCTGTCCGGTATCCGCATCACGTAACCAAGCTTCCGGGGGACCGCTGGACACGGGGGGGCCGCAAGGCCCCCTCCCCCGGAACACTAAGGAGGAGATATGGCAGCGATTACAGTCGCAGCAAAGGCTGCTGGTGCCACAATGGCGGCGGCCTCGGGTGGCGGGGACACCGTTGCGTCGGTTGGCACGAAGGCCGGCGGATGGCAGGTTGATGGTTCCCCGGTACTCATCGTGACGGTCGGGGCTACGCCCACGGTTGTCACGGTAGACGGAGTGGCACAGGCCGCGCTCACGTCCAAAACCATCGCCCTTCCACTCAACGCTGGCGTCTATCCGCGCACGATCGCGGTTACTTACGATCAGGTGACCTCGGTGACTGTCGGCGCAGTGGTGCTCTAAAGGAGGCAACATGGCAGAGCCCAAGGGTAAGTACGTCAAGAAAGGCGATGTCGAGGAGTGGGAGTGGGACCACGACGGTCCTGGCGTTCCCAAGCTGACCGGGGGTTGGGTTGTCCCAGATGGCGACTTCGACCCTACTTCAGCACCACCCCTGGAGCCTTCTCCCTCAGAGAAGGCAGCGGGTGCCGTGTCCCCAGCTCGGGGCCTGCACGTTGCCGAGCAAAAGACGATTGAGGAGAAGCCCAAGGCGAAGGCCGCGGATAAGAAGTGACCTACATCGCCGCAGCCGACTTCCGGGAACGGACGGTCAAGTCCTACTGCGCCAACCTGATCCTGGGTGAGGCAGATGGGCTCGATGCTTACATCGACCTCATCGTCGCCCAGGTGACGACGCAGGTAGAGCTTGACCTAGCCGACGACTTCGAACCCCCCAACCCAGACACCGATGAGATCATCAGTGTGGATGGGTCGGGGTGGTCGCGTCTGTATCTCCCCCGGCGTGTCCGTTCGCTGACAACCGTGGAGACCCGAGCGCTCGAGGTCTTCACGGTGCAGGCCTCCACCAAGTGGAGGCTCCGCAAGTCCTTGAACACCGCCGGCACGGCGATGGTCGAGGGGCGGGTCTCCGACTGGCTGGACGCCGTGAGTCTCTCGACAAGCGTATGGCCGTTCGGTGCGGATACCGTCCGGCTGACGGGGAAGTTCGGTTGGGCTGCGGTGCCCGATGACATCAAGCGTCTCGTGGCACTCAAGACCTACGACCTCATCAAGGGCAACGCCGACCCACTCTCAAGGATCGTGCAGCGTCAGACCCTGGACGCCACGATCACCTACGGCCCCTCCTCGGAGGTTACCGACATCATGAACCGTTACCAGCGCACGTCGCTGATCGTCGGATGAGCGCAACCGTCATCTGGCGGCCCGAAGCGTTCAACGCCCGTCTCGTAGCCGCAGCACGCCCCGCCGCCGCTGAGGTTGCCGTGGCCGCTAGGGCGAAGGCTGCGGGGGCGAGCAAGCGCGTAGCAGCCTCCATCTTCATGTCGGGAACGACCACGAACTTCGTCATCGGTTCGCGTTCTCCGCTGGGCAAACTGTTCGAGGAAGGCGTAGGTCCGCACGAGATCAACCCGAAGAAACAGGTGTTGAAGATGGCTGACGGCGGGTTCGTGACTGGCCCCGTGAAACACCCAGGCATGGCCGCGAAGCCGTTCCTCCAGCCCTCCCTAGCCCTGTGGGCACCGGCGTATCGACGGACAGCGGCGGGGTCTATCCGTGGCTTCTAGCTGGCAGGCGTTCGTAGATGCCGTCATGTCGGACCTGACCACGAACGTCCCCGGATTGCGAGATGTGCGGGAACACCGCTACTCGCCGTATGACCCGGAGGAGCTGGTCGCTGAGGTAGGCGAACGCCACCTATCGGTCTTCCCGGTAGCTGCCTCGGCGCAGGAAGCCACGCCACTCGTGACCGGCCCCGGCGGGGATCTCCTCACCGAGGTCTACCGCATCACCTACTGGGAGCATGCAGGCGATGAGTCGGCACGAGGCGTCTCAGACGAGGAAGCTGCGGCCGACTTGTTGACACTCGCCGAGGATGTCCGAGACCGGTTCTACGTCGTGGCGAACCTTCGGATCGGTGGAACAGAGCTCACCAAATACATCGGCACCGCGCTCCCCGAGCGATCGGGCCAGGTGCGCTGGTTCGCCATCGGTGTCCAGGCCCGTCGGTCTGTCGTAGCAATCTAGGAGGCAGTGTGCGTTACAAGGCGAAGAAGGACGTCCAGGTAGGCGGTAACAACGCGAAGGGCGAAGCGGTCGGCCCCATCTCATTCAAGACCGGCTCATACACCACCACCGATGATGACGAGATCGCGCTGCTAGACGCATGTGCGACCGACCCGGCCAACCCTATCGGCTTCGATCCCAAGGAGGCGTAGATGCCGTTCACAACCCCTAGTAACCAGTTCATCTGGGGCCTGGCAAAGCAGACGAATGAATCGACCGTAGCCACGACCGAGCAATATGGGCTGCCCGTCTATTCGGGTCGGTCCATGCCGGTCCAGTCCACCCAGCGTGTCGAGGTAACGGACTCCACCTCACTCGCTGCGGACCCCTACAAGCAGGGGGATGAACACTGGGAGGCGGATGTTGTGGTCCCGGCCTTCGGCGCACCACTGCCGAAGATCCTGGTGGGCCTGTGGCCGGTCGATACCGTGACGGGCGCGGGGCCGTTCACACACACCTTCTCCACGATGGGCGCAGCCCCCCCCTGGTTCACGACCTACAACACCGACCTACTGGCCGGTGCGGTCGAGGAGACGTTCGAGGCTGGCATCCTGTCCGGGTTCTCGCTCACCGCTGATGGCACGGGCGGGCCGGTGCGGGTCGGAGCGAAGTACGTCGGCAAGCGTCCGACCATCGCTACGTACACGAACGCCACACCGCAGGTCGTAGCTACTGATGGGTATTTCACGATGTCCGGTGCCGTCCTCCAGTACGAGGTGGACTCAGGAACGCCCGTTACCGAAACGAACATCCAGAGCGTCACGCTCAACGTTGACCGCTCCGTGACCCCGGTGGCTACGGCCGACTCGGTCTCGGTGGGCTACCTGGCTCTCGGTAAGGTCGAACCCACCATCTCCATGACACTGCTCATGGATGACCACGAAGCCTACCGCGCTACCTTCTTCGGTGCGGTGGCTGGTTCAACCCCCTCGGCAACGCTGGTCAAGGGTTCCGTCAAGCTGAACCTCGTCCACTCGATTACGGGTGGTCACTCGGCATCGTTCACGATGGACTCGGTGATCCTGATGGCCGACCCCCCCCAGCCCGATCCGGGCGCTAGCCCGCTGGCCGTCACGATCAATGGCGTCATCACCAAGCCCGCGGCGGGCGACCATGTGAAGCCGATTGTCATCAACGCTATCGCGGCAGTGTCCTAGTAGATACGAAGTCCCACCGCTAGGCCGAGCAGGCCGACGAATAGCAATGCCAAGCCGAAGGCCCATATCGGGATGACTAGTTCGTCCCATCTCACATCTGTCTGGCTCATAGCCGGACGGTATCCCTGATCCCCGCCCGACCGCAAGGTGTTTC